TCTGGCTCTTTCTCCCACATCGAACGGAAAGCTCCGCGATCGTTAACGACCGTAGCAACTGCAGAAGCAACATCCCGCACCGTATCCAAATTGACAGGATACCTTTGAGCAACCGCCTCAGCCAATCCCTTGGTATTAAACAAGTTCATGTAAGCCGAAAGCGAATCCCGAGCCGAAACCCAACGCTCATCCCACTGAGGATCCAAAGCGTCAATGGCCATCGACCAACGCTCAGCACGCTTCACCGGATCCGGCAACAACGCCACCTCCTCGTTGATGTCATCCAACAATATAAAATTGGATGCAAAATACGGAGCGTCAGTGATGTACATCTTTGCACCCAGGTTGAACACCTCGGACAAAACTGCAACCGCCCTAGACGCATTGCCAACCTTACGTGCACAAACCAACGAGTCATCTCCCATGAACAACGCCCAAACAACAGTGGTGCCTGCATAGGCGAAAGTGACACTCAAAATGTTCAAAATGACATTGCCAAACGCAGTAGTAGCATCGCCCGACTTGCGCTGATAATCCACGTGCAACGACAAACCCAAAGCAACACTGCGCATCTGACAATGCACGTGACCCTTGAACCACTGATCAAGCAACTCTTGATTCATTCCCAACTGCTGAAAGACGTAATTCTCCAAAACAAACACGAACCTTCCCTGAGACTTGTCATACTTGCCAAAGTCATTCTCAAGGTACTTGTGACCGCGCTCACCAAAAGGATGAACAGTTCGAATGAACTTTTCGATATCCTTGGTGTCCTTGAGGAGATTGACATGGTAGTTCGGCTTAAGCAACGACAAAAACCTTCTCACCAACACACGGAAAATGGAACTGTAAAACGCAGTCAATGACCTTTCATGGTAGACAATAACCTGCGGCTCAGTACGCGTGTGATTTGGTTTGGTTGACAGAGTTGGCTTCACGTCAGCCTTGAGCATCACCAAATACTCCTCCACCTTCATGTCTCCGATCGCGCGAGAATTGTCCTCCAAATCCTTCTTCACAGCTGCAACCCTCTCCGGTTTCACCTGTGAATGCCAATCACGCAACGAATCCTCTGTCAACGCAACCGGATCCGTTTGATAATTGGCAAGTAGTGTACGAGCCTCTGGAAGGCAAGCCTCATCGAGAAACTTATCCCAAACCTCGACAGCAACCTGTTCCTCATCCTGCGGCAACGACACTTGAGGAGCATCCAAATTCCGCGCCGCCTGCGCGGACAGAAGCTCCTGCAAAGTGCCCTGTCGCTTCGGAACATTGAGAGCTTTCACCTTGCTCTTGTAAACCTTTCTCGGTCCAGGCGGAAGCCCATAGTAAGTGGGCATGCGAAGATAATTCGCAGACAAACTTCTGTCCTGAGGATCCAAAGAGATGCTCGCCGTATCCATGTACTTGTCTTGTACCGCGACTCCCTCACAAGCCTCGGCATGCATCTCAGAAAAAACCCCAACCGGGTCTGGGTGCGGTACAAAATCAACCAAATTCTCTTGAGTATCAGTCCTGACAGCTTGCACGAGCTCAACCGCACGCTGCCTGCCAGCGTACATCTGAACATCATTGTGAGCAGCCGCTGCCTTGACAAACCCTTCTCCCAACTCAGTGCGTTCCCTGTCTGGAAACACTGCGACATCCTCAACACGAAACCTCAAAGTCTTCCAACCTGAATTGACGGCACCAACAGCTTCCCCAACAGTAGAAGCTGCAATGCTCGCCAAAGTGGCACCTGGCAATCCAAGCTTCGGACGTGATCTTCCAACGTGAGAAGTGGCCAATTTAATGACATTCTCAGAAGACAAAGCAGTTCCTGGCTTAAACATGCCTCCCTGCACCCTT